TTAGCAATGAAAATGATATTGATGATTTAATTGAGGAAATGGGATTGGACGGAGTGGCTAGGATGATGGTTAAGAAGATGAGGAATTATTGTGATTTTAAGAGGATTGCTGGGATGGGGTGAGGTGAGAAATTCTAAAAAATCACAAAAAATAATCCCCAATAAGGGGATTTGGTGAAAAGTTAGACTTTAGCTAAGTTTCATCCTCCATGAATTCTCATGTTCAATGAATATGCGTGGGTTGTTTAAATTATGCCAGTACATGATTAAAATAGTGTGCTACCAATATTTACTATCTGAATAATTGAATATCCGAATCCTACTAAACCTGAAAAAATTAATCCTGCTCCTAAAATCATATTAATTACCTCCTTCAAATTTTGATTTATTTTTTGTTTTAATGATTAATGGTTTTCTCGTTCGCGACCATGATTGTATTATTACCAAAGTAAATTAATTTATACATGGAAATTAGAAGGGAGAAGTTTTTATGTTAAAAAATTTAGAGGTTTTATTAAATATTGCTTCATATGGTTTTCTAGCAATGATTTGTGTAACGATTGTTAGAATTGGAATGAAACTTTGTGGTATTAAAATTTTTGACGATAGGAGGTAGTTAATATGTTAGTTGAACCCTTTCACACTAGTATATATCCTATTATGGTACAGATAGCGATGATCATGGTTTTATATTCAATCTCAGTTTTAGGCTACTCCCAAATAAGACGACCAGACGTAGCTCAAATGGTGGAAAAACTCAGAGGATTGCTTTTTGGATTTTTACTTGTTAAATGTTCTTACATTATTGTAATGTTTATAAACAATACCGTAGATAAAATTGTAGTTAAATGAGGTGATAGTTATGTCTGACCCACTTTTTCAACTTCCTAATCCATTTACACCTAATCCAAACTTTAACACCCCAGAAGACAATTTTATTGAAAGAGGAATATCTAATGGGATTGAACGTGGAATTGGTAAAGTTGGAGATCACATAATGAATCGCGGTCAGGTAAAATTGGATTCATTTGCACATAATTTACCTGAAATTGCAACTTTAGCATTAATTATGTATCTTATGTATTTAGGTTATATGTCTTTTATTAAAAATGGTCGGGGAAAGAACTATGAATTTGATTTCTCAAAATTATATACTGTTTTTATGATATATATTGTCTTTAAGTTGGTTTGGAAAGTAATTCTGAAAATTTGAGAAGGAGGATTATATTATGCAACAAAATACACTAATTAAGATTAGAGGTAAAGAAATTCTTCCTAGATTAAAAAAGGAAACTTTTGGATATAAAGTTTATGAGATAACCCCTAGTAGATTTATAGAAAGTGGAAAATCAATTGAGTCAATTTTAGACACAATTCACGCAATCAATGAAAGTAAATTAAAATATGATTACCTAAATAAATCAATTGTTCTAAATCAACTAAGCCCTATTTATTATGAAGTATTATTTAAAGGAAAAAATATTTTATTTAATTACGTGATTCCAGACAAATACTCATCTGTATTGTCTAAGAAGATAGATACTGTATTTAGAGTTGCCGCAGTAAAAGAAATTGAGGATTATTTTAATGAATTTAACAATAAATATTATTCTACCTTTGCTCAGAAAAAGCATTTTATGTTTTCGCTTAACTCAAATTATACTGACAATAGTGGGTTATTAGAAAATCTATTATCGGTTAGTAATTCTGTTTTGCCTGAAGATAAAGTTCTTTTACAACTAGCAATTTCTCCGTTACATGAAAAATGGAAAGAAGATTGGGGCAAAGCAAATATTAAACATAAAAATGGAGAAGAATTGCCAGTTCATCCTAGTACGATTATTTCTGTTGTTGAAAATGTAATTGGAGGAGTTGAAAGTTTCTTTGATTTGATAGATATTGTTGTTGGCGTAGATAAAAAAGAAAAAGAAGCGTATAAAAAGAAGAATAAACAAGTTGAAAAATGGGGGAATAATGTTTATCGCAATGCCCATCAAAATAATCAGAAAGTGACATTTAATGGATTTGAGACTCAGATTAGAGTTTATTGTACAAGCGAAGAAAGAACTAGATATTATCAAAAGATATTTTCTGGAGTTTTTAAGATATTAGACGCAGATCAGGAAATTGAATTTGTTACAATTGGTAAGCATAAGGGGGCTGGAAGGGTGTTTATTGAGAGATTAACTGGTAAAAATATTTTTTGTACAAAGGAATTAGTGGCATTTTTGAAATTACCGGATAGAAGGATGCAGATGGATTTTAAGAGTGCAATGAAGGGTGCTATTCAGAATACTGAGAATAAGATTCCTCAAGAATTAAAAGGAGGTAAAATTAAAATCGGAGATGCCATGTATAAAGGCACTAAAATTCCAACTTATTACCCAACTGATTATGCTATGAAAGCTATGCCAAAAGTTTTGGTTGGGCCAATGAGAGCAGGGAAAACCGAAAAATTAAAGCATTTTATTCTTGAGGCAATTAAAGATGGGGATAGTGTAATTTGTATTGATACAATAAAAAATTGTGAAGTTGTTTCAGATGTTCGTGACCATATGCCAGAAGAATTTAAGGACAAGTTGGTGATATTGGATTATAGCAATATAAGACTTAGATTGCCGTTAGCATTCAATGAGATTGTAGACGTTGAATTCACTGACCATATAGATCAAATGATGGCAGCTTCTCACCTTACAGGTTCACTTATTGGATTTGTAAATGCCGTTTCAGGATTTGATGCTGAAGGTGAACTTAGTCCTAAAATGAAAAGAAATTTATCAGTTGCAGGAAAATTAGTTTTATCCCAAAAAGGATCTACTATTAAAGATGTATTTGATGTTCTCCAAGAAAGAGACATTAGAGACAAATTTATTAAATCATCTGGATTGCCAGAAAGCAACACTATAATTCAACAATTAAGAATGTTAGATGATAAAAATGGAGGGACAACTTATTCTATGGTATCTGGTATTCTTGATAGGGCTAGTGCAATTATGAATGATTATGCAAGCGAAACTCTTCTTTCTACTCCTAGCAATGAAGAGATTAACTTCACCAAATTTGCCAATGAGGGAAAATGTGTTTTAATAAAAATGTCAGACAATGTATTTGATAGAGAGGCATTGAAACCATTAGTGACATTTTTATATTTTAAAATATGGTTAGCAGTTGCTACAGCAAGAGCAAAAATAGACAAGCCTAGAATGTGCCACTTAGTATTAGATGAGATCCATAATTTTCCAGAAATAAGTTCCTTTTTATCGGCTAAAGCCAAGGAATCAGCAAAATTTGGATTGAGCTATTTATTAACATCCCATTACCTACCAGATTTACGGAAATTACTTCCTAATTTAAAATCTGCTGGTTCAAATTTTATTTTATTAGGAGGAACAAGTAGAGAGAATTATAAACTTCTAGAAACTGAATTAATGCAACAAAATATTAGTATAGAGGAAGCTATGGAAACTAAACCATTCCATTCATTAAATATTATTAATTATAATCGGCAATATGCTGTGTACATTAGTAAGTCTTATCCAGAATGGAGTAAATGTGGATGGCTAAAAAAAGTTGATAGAAGTTATTTAGATTTAGAGCATTCAAAGAAATATGGCTTACCATTTGAAGGGTAGGTGATTATAAATGGCAATTATAGATTATCCAATTACCACCAATTTTCATGAGAAGGACTGGTTTCACCCTAATCACCATACGGGTATCGACTTAGCTGTTCCCTTGTTTACACCAATCGTAAGTCAAGACAGTGGAATTGTGAGTCTTACAACAGATAAATGGTTAGGCAATGCTGTAAGGTTAAAACTTAAAAATGGTGAAACAATTGTTTATGGACATATAAGCAAATATGAAGTTTATGATAGACAATGTGTAGATAAAAATCAATTACTAGCTTTATCAGGTGGAGATCCAAAAATGCCAAATCAAGGTCGCACAACAGGCCCACACGTTCATGTAACTCTTATAAACTCATCTAGTCAGATTGTTTCTCCATATAATTATCTATTTAATCATGATAACTTTTATCAAAATAATAATAATTCTAGTCCGTTTTTATTTTCTATAATGTTAATTATTTTATTTATTGTATTTTATAAATTTAGAAAAATATTTGCTTATGGACTGACTGTATTTCTTATTTTATTAGTAATTTTTATTGTATCATAATAAATATAAAGGAGTTGATTTTAATGGATGAAAATTCCAGAACATTTATTGAACAAGCAATTAATTTTCTTCAATTAGCTACTGATAAGCATGGCAAAGTTTAAAAAGATAAAGTAAGAATTATAAAGAATGTGATTGAGGAATTGGAAGATGTTTTGTATAAGAGGGAGTGATAGTTGTCACTCCTTTATTTTTTGAGATTATTTTTAATAAATTTTATAAAAAGTTGGTATTAAAACTTGCGAAACTAATAAAATAGATTATAATAGTGTGAAAGGGTTGATTTTAGATGATTTTTAAATTTGATAAAAGTGGAAATATGGAAAATATGAAAATGGAAGGAGATATTGATATGGGTAGGAAAAGTAATAAGGATAAGTTTCAACAGGTGGATGTTGGTTTGATTAATCAGGCAAAGGAAGAGGTAATGAATACTATGAGTGAAACTGCTGCAGGATTTGAAAGTCTGGATGAAATTGTTGGTGATGAGGATATGGTTCAACAACATGAAATGGAGTTAGTTAAGGAAATGGAATCTGAGAGTGATAGGATTTGGGATAGAGGGAGTAGAGATGGGATTGTTGGGGATAGTGCAGGTGATGATGAGAGTGATAAATCTGTAATGTCTGATGAAGAATTGAAGCAGAAAATGAGAGAAAGAAATATGGGTAGTGCCAATATGCCTAGTTTAAGTAATAAGATTAAGATGGAGGAAAATAAGGGGAAAGAATGGGAATTTGAATTTGGAAAATGCTATCCAATTCATAGATTTGGCAAAATTCACAAATGGCAAACAGCAATGAATGCTGATGAGATTAGTAATTTGTATAAATCTGGTCAAATTTATTATGATTTCGAAATTCAACGAGGATTTAAGAGCAATATAAAAGGCGAAAAAAGACCTCTTATAACACCTAAACACGTAGACGATATCCTAAAACCTATGCAATCCAATACAATTGCAGGAGGGGCTTTGACATTCTGTTATTTTAAAGAATATGATGAAGAACTTGAATACGATGAATCAAATAATACGCTTGTATTTCACAATAAGTTAGCAATAGTTGATGGAGGCCATCGCGTATTTTCGTGTATGAAAATGAAACGTTTGAATAAAAAAGATAGTTCTAATCCTGATCCGAAAATATTTGAATACCCAGTATTTATTGAATATATGACTAGAGAACAAGCTATGGCTCTGTTCAGTGAATACGCCAAAGAAGGCAAAAGAATTGGGAAAAATAAAGCTGAAGCATTAAATGTTTTTGATGATTCATATAATATGGCAAAAGAAATTATTGAAACTTCAGAATTACACAACAAGATCGAAACAGTTAATTCTTTACCAAAAGAAAACAACATCATGCTTTTTAGCACGCTTATGAATGGCATAAGAATTTTTAAGATTCAGACTAAGAAAGATGCTATAGATGTTGTTGAGTTCTTATCAAAATTTTGGTCAGAGTTAATCTATTTATTTAAAGATCAAATGGGTAATATGGAGTACAAACAAAGACAAGAGATACGAAAGCAAACATATTTATTGGAACCAATGTTTCTAACTGGATTGTTCCACCTGAGTAAAGAAATGATGGAAAATCCTGATAATTGGATTCAGAAATTAAGTAAGTTGAAAGAGGGCAATTTTTTTTCAAGAGATAATCAACTTTGGATAAGAAATATTACTAGGGAGGGTGGAAAAACAATTAATACTAGTTCTACTCAAAAATTTATAATTGATGCAATTCTCAATAAAGTTATGAAGTAAATTAAATTTAAGAAAAAATATGCGTATCTACAATTAAGTAGATACGCATATAATATTATTTATTACTTTATAAACATTCATTGTAATATTTCCAAACCATTTCCTTTCCAGTTTCTGGATGTTTGCCAGTATATTGTTGTTTTCCCTTACAACATTTTACTATGCCTGAGTTATCAATATGTTTATATTTTTCTCCGGCCTCTTTTATAGATTCAAATATTTCTCCAGTTGTTAAACATATTACCTTCTGTTTATTTAAACCTTTTTCTTGAGCATTATTTATTATGTCTTTAATCTGAATCTCTGTTTTCGTAATATATTCTTCATAATACATAAAAACTAATTTTTCTCCTGTTTTTTGATTCCTTCCTGCTAATTTATTTTCTATATGACAACATTCAGACAAACTAGTGGCGTTTATATTATATTTTTTTGAAGCCATAACCATATTTTCAAATATTTCACCTGTAGTTAAACATATTACTTTTATATTTATATGGTCTTTATTTTTTCTCGCCTCTACTGGGTCATAGTCACACCATCCTAATTCTACACCTTGTTTTAAAAGTCTTCTGGCACTCGTCTTACCAAGTTTTAAATATTCACCTATTTTTACTATATTGTTAATCCCTTTATTCCATAAATCACATGCCTTCTTAACCAAAGTTGAACATGCGTATTCATGACATTTAAGCCAATCTATATCTTCTTCATTGAAATCTAAAAGTTTAGGCAAATCACTTTTCATTATACTATTCCTTATCCATTCCAATGTAGAATTCCTACAATCTAAAACTATGTAATTCTTAATATTATTTTCCCTAGCTAATTTTTCTTTATTTTTGTCATTTTCTTGTATTTCACTAAGTGGTGTTTTACGATTGCTTGTAAAAGAACTCTCCTTGTAATGCTGTTCCCCGTGTGCCTCACAAACAATTCCATTTATCTTATCGATGTAAAAATCATATTTATAATTACTGCACCATTTAAAAGTTGTTTTTGATAATTGTGTCTGAAAATCTTCTCTTAATAACTGTTCAAATACATTAAATAAAAATTTCTCTGGGTAACTTATGTTGTCTCCGCATTTTGGACAACTTATACCAGACCTTATTAAATTTGGTATTGTCATATGCTTCTTGTGACCGCATTCAGGACATTTAACCGATGCTTGTTTTCCACTCCCTGATGATAATTTAAACATATCTTCTTTATTTACTAAATATATTTCTAACTCAGGATTGGTAGTAGAAATTGAATTACACTTATTACAAGAAATACTTCTCTTACAACCACTTGTAAAACTACTGATATTCTTTAACTCTGAACCATGTTCTGAATGATTAAAGCACTTAAACCAGTAACCTTTCTTATCAAACCCACTGGAACTATAACTAACATCATTTGGGGTTAACATATTACCATTCTTATCAATATTTAAATCGTAATCCCAACGAGATAAAATATAGTCTGCTAGTTCTTTTGATAGATTTAAGTAGCACCATTGATAAAAAGATATTCCATTTTTTAATTTAATTTTTCTTGTTTTTTCTGCTCCAAATAATTTTAAAGAACATTTATTGCAGTAATATTTCCCATCTTCTTTAACACATTTTAAATAATCTACCCATTTAATATTTGTTAATATTTCTCCACAACCATCACATACAACTTCAACTCTTGATGTACAATTATCCATTAAATCTTCTACTTTAACTATTATTTTTGTTCCCCTTTTAACAGTTAATCTTCCTCTAGAATCAATATATTTCGGAAGATTATACCCCTTGCCCTCATAAAATGTTATCGTTTTACCAACTAATCCAACCAAAACCTCTGTACTTATCAATCCCATAATAAATCTATCCCCTTTCCTTAATAAGAGCCACAATTGGAATAAGACGCTTAAGTTCTAAGGAAAACTCAAGCGTCTCGTTTTACCCTTGACATGCTTCGAATCACATCAAAGAACCAATATTAAATTCAATTTTACCTAAAAAACCACAAACAAAAAGAGAGCACCCAATCGCACTCTCAAAAAATAAATTAATATAAAATTCCATCGTTATATTTACTAGGAAAACATACTTTTATTGGATACTCTATCCATCCCACTCACCCAAACCCCAAAATCTTTACAACTCAACCAAATCCATGTTACAATAAACACATTGAGTTATTTTCATTGTCCTTCATTCTCTAGTTCAAATTAACTCAATAAGCTTCTATCAAGTTTCTATCGTCTTATTATTTCTGCTAAACAGAAGAATTTGGTGCTGTACAGCCAAATCTTCTGTTCTTTTTATATTTATAATAGTTAAAATAATCCAGAATATATTTGTATTTTTATGGATACAATAATCAATATACTAAACTTAGGAGGTAAATCATCACATGGAAGATTCTACACAAGAAAATCTACGCACTATCAACAAACAAACCATATCTAATCAATCTAAAACCTGTCCAATATGCCAATCTAACAAAGTAAAAACCATGGGTATGAATGCAAGAATGGAATTTGACGCAATTGGTATTTCCGGCCCATTCCCTACTATTACTTATATGTGCACTGAATGTGGATATCTTATGCTTTTTAAGGAAGTTATTATTGATTTAGACGAATTAGATAAGCTTAAATAAATGGTTATATTGAAACTCCTAACCGTTATAAGCAGTTAGGAGTTTTGTTTACTTATTATAAATTTTTATATTGTTATATTAATAGTCTTAACGGGTTCTCCTGTTCCGATATAAACACCTTTCATACATTGAAACATTTCTGGATACTTTTCAGTCAGCAAATTAGCTGTTTCGACTGAATAATCAGTAATTTCAACGGAATAAGTTTTCTTAGGCATTTCTTTTACGTTAATATCTTCAGAAACACTTTTCAAAGCTTCACTAATTTTTCTTCCTTCATCTTTTGTTTGTTTTATCGCAACATCTAATGCCTCTACAACATTCCAAACTTTATGATTTCTAATCTGATTATCATGATTCTGCTCCCATACAGATACTTGTTTTACTAATGGTTTTTTAATCGCACAGCCACTATCTGTCTCATACTCAGAATACATTAATCTCCAATCATATTTACTAATTAAATCCAACGTATCTCTAAGAGATTTTAATGTTGATATGTACAAGTTCATATCATTACTTCTTGATTGAGAAGATTGAGAACTATTTATTGAGCTTAAACTTTCTCTTATTTTGGCAAGTTTATCATTCAATTTTACTGCTTCTTTTTTAAGATTTTTAACAATTCCATCATAGAAATTCACTTGAATGTTATTTTCATATACTAAATTACACTCTTCTAAAATTCTGATTGATTTATCAATAAATACTGGCGCTCCCTTATAATAAAGATTGTAGTTACCATTATTCCCTTTTACTACAGCATTTGGATATCCATTAAGCTTACTATAGAAAGATTCGCTACATTTAATTTCCACTACACCATTTAAATTACAGTTTTTCAAATTTTCAATTCTCATTAATATTTCCTCCTTCAGTGGTCGGTCACTACCCATTTTTATTATTGCTTTACTTTGAAACCATGCCATACCAATTACTTGCACATTAACATTATAATATTACACTTAGTTTCTTCTTCTAAATTGAAATTTGTATTCCATATAGCACTTAATTCACTGTCTCTCACCTCTTCCCAATTAGATTTATATATTATTCATCAATAATCTACTGCCTATCTCAGCAAATCATTAATAAAACATTATTAATTAATAAAAATATACTAAAACAATCAAATCAAACATCTTGATCTCAACTCCTCAATCCTATTATGTATACTTTTCAATATGACATCCGATTGAGACAGCATTTTAAAATTTTTATAATCTTTCTTCTTTAGATTGATCTCCAATAATTCATTCATATGATCAATCTCACTACTAATCCATTTATCCAAGACTTTAATTTTATCTACAATCACCATATATTCTTTAGGTAATGTAGCATCACGATAAATGTAGACTGCATTGAAAAGATCACTATGAGCATAATCCCTTAAAATATTCACCAATGTTCTATAATTCATATAATCTGAGTCTAATCTCACTTGTCTCATTTCTTCACAAATTTTAATAATCATTAAAATTCCTCCTTGATGATAAGGCCATCACCCTTTATTTTTTATTTGCTCTAACTACATAAATTATTTCCCAAAGAGTGTTACCAACCAGCACTCTTTTACCTATCATCTTCCTTACCCATCAAAGCCATAACTTCATTCTTGCCATTCTTACCACCAAGAATCATTGCCCAATTATCTCTCGCTTCATCTGAAAATGTAGGCCAAACTGATTTTAATTCGCTGTAGAGTTTTTGCATTTTATATCACCTCCTTTCAACAATCTATTTTATATTTTACTCATTAACATTTAATTCTCTCATACGAACAGATTTAATTTCTTTATATGGTTCTCCATTTTTCTCCCAAATATTCTTTACAAAATAAGTAATTCCACTAATATTAATCATCTCATCTGCTCCAACCTTAATCTCTTTTAATATTTCATTGTATTTTTGCTCTGCATCTTTCTTAGATACAAATAGTTTTTCATAATTTAATCCATATTGAAAATCCCTTATGTTTTCCTGATAGAATTTAGAATAGTTTTTTTCAATAGGTTGATAGTTGATGATATCTGTATCTTGAGTTACTTTATAAATTTTCATATTAATCCTTCTTTCTAATTTTATTTTTTATTTATTAATAACTGCTTCTTGCTTAACATCTTCAAAATACTCATCAAATTCTTTTCTAATACTGGAATCCCACTGAGTAGTAATGTAAATGTCATACATAATATTCTTAATTTCTTCATCTGTTTTGGCATTTTTGATTTCAAGTAGACTTTCTTCGATGTAGTTCATATTTATCACCTCCTTTCAGTTAAATTTATCAAACACTCGAATAAAAAGTGTTAATACCAATTATTAAGTCTTTTTAACAGGAATATCAAACATACTTTTAAAGAAATCAACATATCCAATATGATAAATCTTCTCTTCATCCACTTCTTTCTCATCAAAATCATACCAACTTTTATAGATTGATATTCCATTATAACTTAAATCTATTTCATATGGTTCAATAACTTCATCGTTGGGCAGAATATCATTCTTTAACGCATCTTTCATTTGGATAATTGGTTTACATAAATTTTCTAAAATATTTATGATTTCTACATCTGTTTTTGCTTTTTTAATTTCTTGGACAAGTTCATTAATATAGTTTAATTTCATGTTTGATGCTCTTTGATTACTATATTAACCTCTTCCTCATGACCACGAATTTTTTTCTCAAACTCAACAATTATTGGTTTAAGATGATTTTCTAGATGGCATCTTTTGTCTCCAAATGCTTTATAGCAATATTTCCTATCACTACAATGACCTCCGCAATCACTATCAAATCCCTGACTCCAATTTTCTTTAAATGGATTCCATTTTGATTTAATACACCAAATATGATCTTTGTCAATTTTCTTATGCAATGTTTGCATCTTTGTCCAATCAATGTCTATATATATTCTTCTTACTGCTACCATGCTAATTCTCCTTTATATTTATTTAAGCAACTAATTTCAAATTATTAATTATGTATTCACTGTTCAAATTGTTTTTAATTAAAATATCTTCCAATATGCTATCAATATTTTTAAATTCAGTGTATGGTATTCTAATCAATTTAATTTTCTTGTTTTCACAATAAGTATTTTTAATTTTATCGTTAATTTTAGTCTTTTCAAAATTTAGTTTAGCCCTTTCTTCACTTATTCCTCCATATCTTACTGGTCTGGTATGGTGCTCTCCATCGTATTCGATAATCCATTTAATTTTATTATTTATGTATACGACAAAATCAAATGGCAAAGGATTTATATTTTTACACTTACTAAAGATATGTTGCATTTTATATGTTAATTTATTATTGTCTAAATACAATTTACACTGAAGTTCTCCTGTACTAATATTTTTACCAATATACTCAACTAAATCAAATTTCTCTGCAAAATCTTCTATGCCATTATGTTTAGTATATAAATATCCATATGCCCCTTTATTAGTCTTCTTTATATACTCTGGCTTAACATTACCACCCAAATCTTCATATAAATCTTTAATTAATCTAAAACATTTCGAATCATTCCAATAAACAAAATGTTGATTAGTTATATTCTCTATATTATTTTGTTTACAAAATGTCGCATAATTTTCATAATGACCAGTTATCCATTGATACAATTTACCTAAATTATAATCGTTCAATGTTTTTCTACTAATAATCGAATTAGTTTTTTTATGTAAATCGATAATTGTTTTTGTCGCACTTTCATTGTCCCAATTAGTTTTCATACTATCTTTTAATATATAAGAGATATTATTATTTTCACAGAAATTCCTAATACCATTACAGTTTTGTCTAATCCATCTTTCTAGACCACTATTCCTTTGCATAAGTTCATTAGTTGAGAATATTCCAAATGCTTTATAAAATTCTAATATTTCTTCTTTGGCAATTTCCTCGTTCCTTCTTCTCCTTTCTTTTATCTGAGTATAATTTGGATCTCCATAGAATTTAATCCTTTGTCTGTGTTTGTCACATAGTCCTTTTGCGGTAGCCTTATTGCCACAACCGTCTATACTACACCCATGTAGACTTATACACTTTAAACATTGTAGTTTAGATTTATCTCTTTTGAGTATTTGCAATAAACTATCTGGACTTCTATCCCATTCATCGTCACACCAATTACATTTTATCTTTATAGGAGTTTTTGCGTCTATGTATGCTCCTATTACACTTAATCGCTTATCGCTTAAATTATAAATTTCCTCTTCTATTATTTGTTGAGACTTTTTCATTGTCATATTTAATTTAACACCAACTTTTAATATTTATTTTTATTTAACATAATTAACCTAAAACTAGACCAATTCCCACAACTCATATCTATTGGCACAAACACATACATAAATCTTCTTCTCTTGTTAAATATGATTGATATTTCTTTTAATCCTTTGTGTTTCTCTTGTTAAATATGATTGATATTTCTTTTAATCCTTTGTGTTTACCATGTTTATGAAACCACATTCCCTTATTTCTAATTTTTACGGCAGTTTTAGAATTCATAAAACACCACATCCTTTAATTTGTGTATTTTGTAATTAATTAGCAGAGTAAAAAACCCCTCTGCTATGGGTTATCATTTACTGCCCACCACAGTAAATATTACTAACCATGTTTAATAAATTTTATATATAGTTTACTACTTCTTTCTCAAACTCAGGACTAAACTCCCACTTATCAAGTATTGCTCGTATATGATAATGTCCGTTTAATCCTCCTAGTTTATAAGCATATTCATCTTTTTCTTGTTCTGAGAAATTCATCCAATTATAGGCAATAAGATTAAACAAACTTAATCTAGATATTTCTTCATATTCTATTTCTGGACTTGTTGCGGTATTTAATAAATTATTAATAGCTAAATCAATATCTTCATCTTTTACAACGATATTGCCTTTTTCAACATGAAGAAACATCATTAATTTGTTTTTCTTAGACAATTCCTTCATATATTCAGTTGCTAGTATTTTTGAAACAAATGGTACAACAAATTGTACTTTAGGTACAACGTTAACAGCTAACTTATTATATTTCTTTGATTCTGAATTTGTGATAAATATTTTCAGAACTGCTACAGCATAATTCATATCACTGTCTAAATTAAAGGTTTTTAATTTCTCATTTAGAATAGTGTGACTTTTTTCATCGAGTTGGACTTGGGTTTCAATATTAATATTTTTAGACATAATTTGCCCCTTTCTATTTTAGTGTAGGTCACAACCCTATTTATATTAATCCTTGGTGGGTAAGGAGTTAATAACGTGTTAAAACTAAATACTAAACAACCATTTCCCTCTTAAACTTACTCATCATCTTAAACCACTCCACAATAATACTATCAATCATTGGAATACTAATATTCTTGGCAGCATTTATATCTGCATTTTCTTCATGACCACATGTAACACATTTAAACTTTGCTTGATTCCCCTTACAATCCCTATTGGCATCATCAATACATCCACAATGACTACATCGCTTACTTGTGTACTTTGGGTCAATCAATATAAATTTAATACCTTTTTCTTCACATTTATATTTAGTTTTATTCTGAAGATCAAAATATGCCCAATTCTTTAAAAATGTTTCGGATTGTTGTTCTGAAAAACCACTTAGATTTTCCATTTGCACAGTACCACAATTGTATTTTAATGCAGTATCAACTATATTTTTGCTAACTTTATGGTTATATGTATCTCTAAATTTACTAACCTTATCTCTAGTTTTCTCTACTGGTTTCAATCTAACTTTTCTACCATGCCCTATTCTCCCATTGCCAACTATTTTAATAGCAATATACATTTGTTTATTTCTTGCTTCAATCTTTTGTCTATAATGAATTAATTCATCTCCATTAATCTTACATTCTTTCCATGACATTCTATCCCACTTTTGAGTATCAATATTAAATACTTGCATAGTTGCTGTATTAACAATTCCTAAATCAACGCCCAATACCTTATTCATATCTAATTGTCTTTCAATTGGTTCAAAATTAAAACTGATTATTAAATACCATTTCCCTTTTTTATCTTCTATAATTTGTGCTGATCCTTGTTTATAAATACCTAAGATTATCTTATTTAATATTGATTTTCTACTATCATCTAAACTATCAATTAGAAAACTTACTCGTTTTATATTATTTTCTTTTTGATATAATCTATTAAATAAACTGCATTCAACTTCAAATCCTTTGTTGCCCTGAGATATTTTATAATTTATATTATGAACAATGAGTGGAATACTCTGTTTAAAATTTGATAATGACACTTGACCTTTGAATAATCCTTTTTTTATATCATCTTTAAATCTATTAGAAACAAATTGTCTAGTTTGAGCCACATTACCACTATTATGTATATTCATAACTTCATTCATTCTATTCTCTACCCAAGACCCATGATTCTTGCCAAACTTTTCTTTCTCATTTATATTCATGCCATTCTTTTGCTTGTATTCCATATTCTCTACGGCAAAAGTGTAACAATAAGTTATTGCCTTATTAGATGCTAACCACGATTGATATCTTAAATCTTTCAGTATTTGTTTATAATTATTTATCTCATTACAATTTTTAATTGCAATTTTAATACACTTATTCATAATAAAATCAATCCTTTTTAATATTTTAGTTTTTTAAATATCTTATGTAAAATGTAACAATCTTCCGAGTATAAAGAAAGAGAAATAATAAGCTTACATCTTATATGTATATAAGATTGTAACAATAAATACGGGATGCCCAAAACATTCTTAGCTCTTATACCTTATACATATGCAAGTTTAGAGGCTGCTATCTTATACCTTACACATATATGCAAATTGTAACCTTGCTTCAAGATTGTGTTGATATATACATTGATCTTACATCTTATACATATATACAAGTTGTAACTACTTATCCTCACAAGCCCATCATACCAAAGCTTACAACTCACTAAAATGCGAATCTATTAAATTGTTACAATTTGTATATACATATAAGATGTGCTGACGGTATTTGTGCCAGCAGTTTCAATGGGTGCGAATATCCTAGTGTTTTTATGTACGCTTTACACTCGCATTATTCCCATTACCTCATCGAGAGCAATTTAACCTTATAAATAAGGATTTACAAACCCTTCTTCGATTTTAGGCCACTAAGTCTGCCTTTATTTTAAGATAATGATTGTGAACTTAATAATTTATGTATAGTTTAAATCGGTAGTTTTTTGTTTTTTCATTATCAATTTCGTCACACCCTTTCACATTAATATTTTATTTATCAATTCAACCTATAATCAGTTTACCATAGGTGGAAATACCTGTCAAGTTTTATTTTGTAAAATTTATTTATTAATTTGATTATCATTATTCTCTCACCTCGCTTTCTACTCTCTCATCATACCACTAGCAAATAATGTTGTCAAAGATAATTTTATTTTTATATTCATAAGAAAAGAAAAAGGAGAAAGGGAGATGCAGTAATTATTTATTCGGTTTATTAACTTCTACATCTTTATCCTTATAAAACTCATCATACCCACTGATACAATTTTTGTGTTCAGAATCGGTAATTAATTTCATATTGTGTAATTTATCGAAGAATCCCTTACAAATCATTTCCTCAAAAAAATTATTGTTTCTGTCTTTTTCTGTTTGTTGCATTCTTTACTTCTCCTTCTGATACTATATTAAGCTCGCAGGAGTATATATTTAATCACTCTCTATTACAAAATCATGTGACTTATCTTCCCATAGTTTTTGAACATTATCGTCAACAAATACAAAATAATCTGACTTGTATTGTTCTAATTCATCTACCAATTTCATCGTTAAATATTCCTTTAATAAATTTAATCGATTTGTTCTTAATAATATAATTATCATTGGAATAATCCATTTGTTCAACGTTATTGTTTCCTTTATACTCTTGAATAGGTAATTTGTATTCTAATACCTCATACTTAATTCCAATTTCAGTATTCTCATCCTTTACAAAATCATAAGGTACATCAAGATATCCTTCAATTACATCCTTTATTGCATCTTCTTTAGACTCAGCCATAACTTCAAAAACATCCCATTTGTATTTATTAAAAATAACAATTACAGTATATTTTTTAATTTTCACATTTATCACTCCCTACATCCAATTACCAATATACATCACTCTTTATTACATTAATTATAGCAGATAAACAACATGAAATCAAAAAGTAATCAATAGAAGGGGAATTTAATCCCCTGTCCAATTATCTGCTTTTCTTCATTTCCTCAAATTCACTAATAACCATTGGATTCACATATGACATAATTTTGTGTATAAATTCATCTGTCAAATTCATAGTAACCACTAAAACAAATTTAGACTCTCTATGACTAACAATATCACTTTCTGATATAAAATGCTTAGTTTTCTGAACAAAATCTTCATATGGTATTTTGTCAATCATTAAATCCAATCTGCAATTATCTGAAAAATTACAATCTACTTCATTTCCAATATCTTCCCCTAAAACTTCGTTTAATACCTCAGAAATAACCGCATGTAACATAATATTAACACTCTCCCTTTGTTCTCGATAGGTATATTGTAGCATGAGTCGGAGCAGAGTGCAAGCAATTTTTATTTCTGTATTAAATGATAATTGAATTTGTGATTGAATTTATTATCATTTAATAGTTTAGTATTTATTAAAATGTTTATCAAAACAATTATCATATTAATTATAATTTATAAAACATAATTCAAATCATAATTAATATTAATAGAAACATAAAATTAAAAGAAAAAAATAGAGGTAATCCAATTAAGGACTCCCTCTAAGGATGAAAGAAAGAGCTATAAATGAATCACTTATATTTGTTATGATATATTATTTTAGTATTTATGTAAATATTAAATTTATTTATTAGTTTAAAACAAAAAATTAAATTAAAGAACATATCCCAAATTGAGCGTCAAGCGAAATTTGGTAAGGTAATCTTTTGGCACAAAAGTTACCGCATACCCTCGTCGTTCCTTTGACTTGTCACAAGACAATAAATATATTGTAATGAATACACTAGTCCTTGCAGGAAGCTTTTCATTACAGTAATTTTGTTGTCACAAAATTCCTTCCATGAATATAATATTGTAATTATTTTTACAATTTGTATCCCTAAATTATACATTTATCTATAATATAGAAAGATGTATAGAAAAGGGATACACTATATTATAATTCTAATGTTTTTACAATTGTCCAATAAGTATATTTTTTAGGTTTCCCATCTTCTCTTTTAGAAGTTTTTGTTGCAGTTACTTTATATGGTAATTTTAATGTTTTCTCCATAATACTATTAAATGTATCAGGATGCATCTTTTTAGTTCCTTGTAATAAACTTCTATTAATTTGATATGCTTCGCTTGTTAATAATTCTTTGAGTTTTATTTGATCTTCCTCTAACACCTTTGTATCAAGTAAAGATTCCAAATAACTCTCTAATGTTTCAATATCTTCATCTAAAATTACTTCTTCTATTAAATATTCTTCCTCAAAAGTATCTTCCAAATTCAACCATCCTAACTGCTCACGAATATATGTAAATTTATCAGTAATTTCAAATTGTTTAATCATATATTCGGCAAATTTAATATCTTTCTTTAATCTTACTTCTCCTATAGGATTAACCATAAACTCATTTGTTACAGAATCTTTGTAGATAATATCATCACTAATCTTGCTAAGTTTATTATCATATTTGTGATTAAATTCATTTTTATTATCATCTTCTAACATTAATAAATCTATATCTGCTAATTTCCTATTGTATTTTCTTAATAATCCTTGAAATGCCTTCTTTGATCTTGTTGAGATATAGAGATTAATTTCTTGGGGATTGTCAATTAAAATCCTCTTTCTTCCGAGCATTTGTAAAGTTGATACCTTATCCCATGCTAATATTACTATATTTGTAAGAAGATCATCTTTTATATTGATTCCATTGTCTAACGCCTTGGATGCTATTAATACTTTCTTTTGGAATATATCCTCATTAATTATAGACATTAATTCATCAGACTTTGTTCTTGATTTAATTATAGAGCATTTATCTTCTCCAATATCATCCATTATTTTCTTTCCATCTTTTAAATCGCTAATGAATATTAACCATTTTTCATCGCTTGTATTATTTAATATCATATTAGTAATTATTTCTACGTAATTATAATGTTCGATATATTTTACTTTTACATTTGAATAATCCTTACCAGTTTTATAGGTATGTATCTTTGGTTTGTTTCCCATTATTTTATCTATGGCACTATTCATATGAAATGTAATAGGTTTACCAATTTCATCCATAGTAGCACTCATAAATACTTTTATAAGATTAGGATATTGTGCTACTATTAATTTTTTATATGTAAATCTACATAAATTATTATATCCTGAGTCTGATAATACAAAGTGACATTCATCTAAGATTATTGCTGAATACTTACTTAAATCAAACAACTTCCCTCTGTAATTTTCATTTAATGAACTATGTTGAAGAGCATGATATGAACAAACTGTAACATGACCAATAGTTTTTGTACCATCTAGTTCTTCTAATGTCTCAGGTATTTTTAATTCATGTGATTCTAATAAACGTTTTTTAACTTGCCTCTTTAAATTTGTTCTATTTGATACGAATAATACTTTACTTGGTGACATATAAGGCATGAAAATATTCTCTATGAAATAATTCTTACCTGTCCCTGTCTGTGCTTCAATGATTACTATATCTCTTGGTTTCCATTTTCTATAAGTGTCTCCTATGATATTCGATACATAATCTAGATTTAATTTCATTAATTGCTTGCCTCCTTCAAAATGGTATAGAAAATTAAGTGTTTCTTAATTTTTCTTTTAATTGATTTAATTCAGTCATTGCTTTAGAAAATTTATCAGTATCCTCGAAACTGTAAACAGTGTCAGTGCCAAATCCTTGTTTGTAATATCTGAATCCTAAATAACTAAGTGCTTCTGCTAAATATCTCTTGCGAATTTCATAAGTTTTCATTAATAATCATTCCTTCTTTTTTTATTTTTCTCTCTAATAGGATATTTTACTAAAATGTACTTACCAATCCTCATTCTCAATCATAATTCATTTGCTATAACTTTTTCACGTTCATTTTCATATTGTGAATCATGTAATACTTTAATCAATAAATCTAATTTTTCCTCATTTAGTCGCAAAAATCTATGCATTGTTTAATCTCCTTTATTTTTTAATTATTTAAGGAGTCATCCGTGATGGACAACTCCTTAAATTAAGTAATATTCATTCACCAACCGTTCACATTAATCAAAACTAAATTCAACATCATCTTCAAATATCTTATTATATAATTCAGTTAATCCAATTGTATAAGTGTCTACAACGTCATCATTATCATTTATAATATGGACATTGAATGTGTGATTTGAATGATCAATTTTCATATTAACAAAGAAATCCTCATTTACTTTTAATAGTGATTTAATTTCTTCAATTCTTGATTTGCTCATATTTTATTCCTCCTTAAAATTATGTATTATTTAATCTACGTTCTTTTTGCAAATATAAATACGTCCATCTTCATACGATTTCACTGTTTTATTTCTTTCAAGCATCACTTTATCAACAATTTTATCATCCTCTAAATAATCTCTAGTTATAATTAAACATAAGACCATTTATATCCATAAGCATCATTTATCCTATTTTTTATACAATCATTGATTTTATTTCTATTTTTTATACCAAGATATTGCAAAACATCTTTAGTGTTGTCCCATATCTTTATTAAATTACCAAACAAATCATATTGTCCGACTTTATTGTTTTTAATGTAAAAGTTAGAATTGTTAACAATTAAATTTTCGCCAACCACGACATCTCTTGAATATTTCCATATAAAACCATTTGTTTGGGCGTATCTATTACTACAACATGCGTATATATTTTGCTTGTATATATTTACGGCAATAGATGCACTTAAAGCAGAATCCCACTCTTCAATAAATTCTCCTTTTAAAGTATATTGACAAACTGGCACTAATTGAGACTCAATAATTTTTATATTGGCTTCCTTTGTTCGTTTTCTTCCTTTGTTCGCTTCGCTGATTTTTTTCTTGTTATCTTCAGTTATTGCACACCCTTTACTACCTTCACCTCCTAATGTTAAATTATATCCAGTATTATATGTATCATATTTTGAAATATTGTCTGTTTCCTTTTCACATAATTCATCCCAAGAATCTGCAAATTCTATAACTTCTATAGTAAAATTTTCAATGCCATATTTTCTTATTGCATGATGTAATGCACTATTATATCTTTTATTTTTTGCATCCTTGATATGTTGTTTAAATCTTTTTTTATGACCTTGTGTAGTTATTCCAATATATTTCTTACTATTTATTAAGTTTTCTATTAGATATACTTCATATCTCTCGTTATTAACCACTTTTTCTTGCATTTTAATACCGCCTTTTCATATTTTATTTGCCTTTATTTATTATTGAAAAGCAGACGAACACTAAGGCTTGTGTTTTTCGATGATCAGTCTAGTCTGCTTTTTCATGTGCTTTTAAACACAAAAAAGAACATCATTTTTTAGATGTCCTTTTATCTATTTAAAATGTTAAAAAGTTGATTTTGCAACAAATCTAAACCAAGCACAAACTCTTTTATCAAAATCTATTCCTAACTCATCAAATGTAGGAAGTTCTTGATATGGAAATTTAGTTTGCCATTTATAATATCCTTCACTCTTAACGATTTTTGGATTTCCAGTATTCCAATCTTTTGTTGCACTTGTCATGTAATTATGAGAAAATGGATGAGTATTTATTTCTATCCATTCGTAATCTTCTGGTTCATAATAATTTAGTGCATTCTCTAATTTAGATAATTCCTCATTCTTCTCATTAATTATTTTTCCTTGATTGTTTATTATTCTAGTCTTATACGCCTTCTGTCCTCCACTAACCTTCAACCTTAATGATTCTTTATCTTCTTTAATTATCTTAATTAAATCATCACAAATTGTAATAAGTGCAATATGTTTACTGTCTCCTCGATAAATATCTATTCTATCTTTTAACCCTTGTTCAATATTCTTCATCATTTTTACTCTGAATTCCGTATCCCTAACTTTATATTTATAAAACTCTTTTACATCTTGATATGTATTATGTATTAGTTCAATATTCTCTGTTTTAAAAGTATTCTTTAACTTAGGTAATGAATACTTAGTTAGTTTATCAACTTGAATTTCAGTTGCATTATCTTTTATGTATCCACCATTTTGTCTGATAGATGGCAATACATCAAGAGTTACCCATTTCCTAAATACCCTCGCATTCTTTGCATCACTTTCTAAGCATAAATCATAAAAACTATCTTCATTAATGTATGTGTTCTCATAATCTATATCTTTTGTGATTTCAAATAAGTTTGACGCTGTGTCAAACCCTTTAATACCAAGGGTTTCACAAATATTTACTATTCTCTTCTTGTATAAATATAATTTTCCTTTTGCCAATGATGTATATCCCAGTCCAAAACAAATATCACTTATGTTGAATGTATCTACTCCATTAATCTTTTTAATTCTCAATTTTCCAAACACATCACTATTAAATATTGTTACATCATTATTATTATTTTCCATTTTATCATTCCTTCTTTCGTTATTTATTTCCTTACTATTAAAATTAATTAATTACTTAGACAAAACTATTTCTATCTCTCATGATTTTTCCAAAGCAAATAAGTGTCTTTTGTTTCCTCTCGGTCAAATTTATGCCACATTTTATTTGTTGCATAATGAATTCCAACATCTTTAACGACTTTTCCTCTTGAAATGTAAAACTGTACCATTTTTAAATCATACAGGTAAACATATTTATCTTTTGAATCTTCCATCCTCTCACCTCCCTTCAATGAATCAATTAATTTTGGACATAATAAAGAGAGAACTTTAAATTAATAAAATTCTCTCAAATCGAACTAAATCACCTAATATTACGTTTTATACCCTATTTTACCTCTCTTATGCTTCCGTTATCTCTTGATTACTTCAATTTACTACCCAGTCTATACCTATCCTATAAAACTGGAATTTTAAGTGATAACTATTTATTTATCTTCTGTCTTTACTGCCAAATACATAATATAAATAAACCATAAACATAATCCAACAATTACTGCTACAAAACGAATCAATATATTTGTACCAATCCTTATCCTTGAGTGTGAATTTTGACCTAAAAACTAATATTTTCACAATCCTGAAACCTTACTCTAGCAATACTTTCACGGCCTACAATATTATGATTCGCACAAAAATGGGTTTATTTTGAGTCAGAATTGTTTTTGTGTCAGTTTGTATCATATAGATTTTATGAACGCTTACAGAGCTTCTAATTAATGATTTTTAGCTTATTCTGAAGACTAATCAACTTTATCTGTTTTTTCTACTGCACTTTCGTCAGATTTAAATTTACCAGTAAGAAAGCCAGTCATTTTAATATAAACCTCTTTCCCGTACCATGCATAACTAGAGAGCATCAACATACGAGTTGCGGTTGCTAAATCAAGAGTTTGATCATTTACATTTACCACAACAATATCCGAATTTAATTTTCCGATAATTATAACTAAAACAAAACAAAAGACAATAATAACTCCTTTTACTAACCCCTGCCAAAATTTTGTTTTATCAAACTTTTGTTGAAAAATAGAACTGACAGAACCTAAAATAATGTTAACTATTACTAAAACCAATAAACTACCACCAAGTAATAAACTTTGTTGATCAAACATTTTAATCATTCTCCTTAAATTTTATTTATTTTGATCTAATCCTAATATTTTTTTATACTTATTCTTAATGAAATCACGTACAGGTATTAAACCCGATCCTCCCATAGCAATACCGTTCTCTAAAACACTTGAAACTTCTACAAACACAATTGCACTATATATAACACCTGAAATTTCTTTACCAAATAGAATTCCATCTACTACACATAGTTGATTAGAAATGTACATTAATATTGCATATAAAATAACTTTTACTGATATCCCATTCTTTAATTGTCTACTTGTCAGTTTTTTTTCTTGCCATGCCTTAAAATAGTTAGAGAAATTTAATGAATCATAATTAGTTATCACAATACTAATATGTTTCGTTAAAATATCAACTATGGATAAAACTAATATAAAGACAACAATTTCTTTTGGATAACCAATTTGACTCAAGAAGACACCAAAGATAAAACTTAAAAGAAGTATTCCTCTGTCAAAAAAACGAGCGATAATATCTAATGCTTGTAAATATATTTCATTCCACATATTATTTTTGTCCACCTCTTTCACAATTGACATTTGACTTTGCCCCTTTCTTATGATATTATTCCAACTAAGGTTAACAAAGCTCGTACTTTGTTTTACCTAGCAAGTCTCAGATCGGGCAGTTCTGAGCTTGCGATACATAAACAATAGAATATAAATAATTTTTTATGGTAGCAAAGAGGTGTAAATATATTATTACACCTCTAGTTGAAGTTTGTTTTATAATTATCCTAGATACTTTCCGACAGCTTGAGCAGTATCATACTTCGTATTTCCACTCAATAAAATCTCATTTTGATGATTTACAGAACCACCTCCGACAATGATCAATTTCTTAGCACTCATAGCTTCTTTTGGGATAGTCCCATTAAACCTAGTAAATAAAGCACAGTTTCCATTCTTTACACAGACATCATGACCACTCCAATAGTCTTCCTTTGAAAATAAAAGTACAGCAACGTCTAACACATTATCATCTCCTTGATTATTATTTATTGTTGATTGAGTAATTGAGATTGCTTGTTCTTTATAGGCCAATCCTAAGAAATTACATATACCTCTTGCTATAGCACTCGAAACCTTATCATCCCACTTAGAATCTTTCATTAATGCTTCTTCTTTAGGATTAGAAATAAATCCAATTTCAGTTAATATAGCAGGACAATCTGTTTCACGTAAAACATGATAGTTAGCAGTCTTTAAGCCTCTGTCAAATAAATTGGTGGCAGGAACTAATTTTTGATGCACTGCTTCTGCCAACACTCTGCCTTTTCCAACAGATGTTAGTGAAAATGTTTCTACACCATGCGAGTCTGCTGAGTAAGAATTACAGTGAATTGAGATAAAATAATCACTTTTCCAAGCATTTGATTTATTTGTCACATCATATAAATCTCCATCTTGATATACTAATGTTTCTATCCCATTAAATTTGAGTTTATTAGAAACTAAATCAGCTATCTCTTTTGTTTCAATATATTCTTTATATCCTGTTGCTCCAATTGCACCTGGATCATATCCATTTGAATCTGAATTATTGACTCCTTTTGGGCCATGACCTGCATTGATAAAAATTTTCACTATTTCACCTTCCTAAATTTTATTTCCAAATTCCCTATACATCTTCCCTAACAAAAACAACTTTAGCATTCTTAAATTCCCATTGATCTTTCATAATTCTGCGCACATCATTTGCTTCATTTTTATCAGCAAAATTACCTATTGCTACTTTGTAATATTTTCCAATCTGATTAACAAAAATATCATAATTAAATCCTCCATTAATCAATTCATCGACTAGTTTTTCAGCATCACTTTCTATTTTGGTAGATAAAACTTGCACAGAATAATACTTATCAGTATCCACAATTGTTATGTATTTTGTGTCTGTTTTGTTTAAATATTTTGCATTAACTTTAACTTTACCAATTGAATTTGAATTTGCAATTAATAAGCCATTGCTATCTATTGTTGCAATAGATGGATTTGAGGTTGACCATTCTGCTTTATCTGTAACGTATTCTTCTGTTTTATGATTATTATTTGCTATTGCACTTAGCTGTAAAGAATCCCCATAAAATAATTTTGTTGCATTTAATTCAGAAGTTATATCTAATTTTTTTATTTTTGATAATGGATCAGGTGGGAATTTAGATTCGTTGGAGTCTATTATTGCATATGCCTCACGAAATGGAAAATCGGCAGAAAGCCAACAATAACCTTTCATGGGAGAATTCCAATTTTCTCCCCAACTATTCTGTTCAAGATAATACAACTTACCTGGAACAACGTCATAAGAATATCCTATTAATACTCCCGAATGATTCCCAAAATATGTATGGTAAGTATAATCAGGATTAGAAATGATGCCATCAGGACTTGATGGGTTCATATAATTTGAGTATACGGGGAATGTAACATAAATTGGTGATATGGTCTGTATTGCAGTTTTAATTTGTTCATCTGAATTTAATTTTATATAGTTATCTATTCGATGATTTTTTGCTTCGTCAATCATGGGTTGAGTTATTTTTGCATGAAGTTCGTTATAGTTACCATTGTCTGGGAAAGTTTCAAAACTACAATCGCCAAAATATTTAATTCCATTCAAGGCATTAATGCTGTACATTCCGTTCCCTTTATAAGATCCCCATCTGTAAGCGTATATGAAACCATTAGAAAAATCCATATCTGGAGCATCAGAATTTAATGACATTGTTGTTAAAATCGATCTGAGGGCAAAAGAAACACAACCAGGGTAGGAGCCTTGATCTAGAACTTTTGAAAGATGAGGTATGACATAAGAATTAGCATTTAAATTAGTTGTTTTTATTATATTTTTATTTTCTTCCATATAATCTGAAAACGATATAGAACCTGTCTCATTTGGGGATGGAATTGCGTCAAGCACACGTTGAGTGTTATTTTGTGGTTGATTATTGTTTGTATTGGCAAGTAAAGGTAATTGGTTTCCTAATAATAAACTTGTAGATAAAATTAAAGATAATGCTAATTTATTTAATTTCATTTTGATCTCCTTTTAAGAAATAAAAAAGATAGGACATAAATATCTACCCCCTTTGTATTGGAAATATTTTTCTAATAACCAAATAAATTTACAATTCAAAATGTTTTATATTTCTGACCTAAATAATTAATAAAAGAGAGTGATTAATTTCACTCTCTTTTAAATGTGTATTATAAGTTAATAATTATTTTAAACTCATTGGTTAAAACATTTTTTATATGTTTGGTTAATTTGATCTTCTGTAACATCGATATATCCCATAGTGGTAGAAACTGAACTGTGGCCCATAATTTCTTTTACAACGCTTAAATTTGCTCCACTCGAAGTCATATTTGTACATAAAGAATGGCGAAAAACATGTGGATGTAGTGACTTAGTTATTCCTGAACGCAAAGCAATGATTCTAATTTCTCTTTGTATTCCCTTCATTGATAATTTTCTATACGGTTTCCTAATTGTTATAAATAAAGCAGAATCATCATCTGTCCTAGATTCTAAATATTTATTTAAATAAAATTTTGCTTTAAATCCAAAATGAACGATTCTTTCTTTATTTCCTTTACCTATTATATGTATTGTCATATTCGCCCAATTAATATCATTAAATCTATCAATATTATATATTTCCTGAAGTCTGCATCCTGACGCATACATAATCTCAACCATGCTTTTTTCTCTAAGAGTTACACAAGATTCTCTAACTAATTCCAATTCTTCGATTGTTAATGCTTTTGGTAATCGTTTCTCTTTCTTAGGAGTCTTGATATTAAAAGCATTATCTTTTGCGATAATATCTTCATTCCTTAACCAACTGAAGAAAGTTTTTAATATGGAGATTTTCTTTGACAGTGAACTAATTTTTAATTTATCCCATTTACTCAAATACATTCTAATATCATTAGTTGTGATATCTTCTGCTTTTTTATGAATATGTTTTGCAAAAATGGATAATTCTAGTTTATAACTTTTTAGGGTTGATTCGCTTAACCTCTCTATTTTTTTACCAGAAATAAATAAATTTATCTTTTCTTGTAGGTCTGTATAATCATCAGTATATGTAGTCATTGAAATATTATATTTTGATATTATAGAAAATAAATTATGTATTTCTAAGTCTGTATTTAATTGAGGAAAATTATTTATTATTTCTTGTTGAAGCAAATCATTATAAATTGACATAGTATGTACCAATTCCTTTCTTTTTATTCATTTGTTCTCTAGGAAAATAATATCATACTATGCCAATTTATGCAAGGAAAATAATTATTTATTAGTTTTAGTTAGTGAACTTCTCCTATCTACTATACAGTAACTACATTGGTAATCCTTCGTCCTTTTCTATTGCATCGATGCAATGATTCGGGTCTATTTTATTCAGTAAAGAGCAGATAAATTTACATAATCTGCAATCCTTTTTGACTAGGTGCTTTCCCATTCGACTACTCATTGTTTCATCAGGACAACCGCCTAAAACTGTGTTGAAAAATTGATCAATCGAAATAAGCAAATTCCAGATGTATCTTTTCGTCTTCTCCCATAAATATCTTTTCACCGTGCTCACCACACAAATACTTCGACTTGTTCAACTGTAGTGATTGTCGGGGCTAAAATTTGTGCTTTCATTTCAAAATAGCGAAACAACTTTGACTCCATATGTGTTTGACCATCTATAGCAAGTTGAATAAATTGCTCTCTTGCATGAGGCACTACCCCCGCATCACTGGTCGGCCAATCAATTGTTTGAATAGTTGGAACTAAGGCAAGTAAAGCCATCTTCTTTCCGAAGTTCCCCTGATACTCAATATCAAATTTGTATTGATGCTCTACATCTGTACAGAAGGATGAAAATCCATTCAGAATATCTTGGTTGCAAGCTGTGTTCAGTTCTATGATTTTTTGTTGTTGGATTTCTGAAAGAGTAGGGCGAGAGGCAAGCAATTCCGCTTCTCTCTGTGCTATTTCTTCAGGTGTGAAGTCAACTTCAATTATTCCATCTTTTGTAATAATCAATTTGTCTACCAATTACTTCACCCCCATAAGAATTAATTGAGAGCCTACGCTAAACATGGCAGAGTTTATATTAAGAATGGATATCTTTGATATTGTATTAACAGCGGTAGTTACTCCATAGAACGTACTTGGATAGGTATAAAGACTAAGATCCGTATAACCACTAATTGCAATTATACTATTTTGCTTTAATGGGACATTTGTTAGTAACGCCTCTATAAAATTAGAGTAATTAAGGTAAGTTCGTCCTAAATCAAAATATGTCGAAGTTGAGGCGTTGCCACTTGTCTGACCAAAAGATACATTTCTATAAGTACTAGTACTTAGGTCATTAATTCTTAGTACGAGTTGTTCCCCATTTGACTGGTTATTGTTTAGGCTCATTAGCAATTTAAAGAATCTATAATTAGTTAGGTCTAAATTTAAAAATTCAATTACTCCGACAGCACTTGCTAAATTAACCTCAGCTATTTTCTCCCATGCCCCGTCACTCAAGCTAACTGTTTTCCACTCAGGAGCTGTTTCACCTGCATTCATGGCGAGTAGTTGACTTGCTGTTCCTTTTGGTAATCTTGTTAATGCATCTACGCCCGAACCGTAAACTATATCTCCTGCTGCGATATTCGCAATTCCGATGTTTCTAGGCGTGTGTGCGTCTGTCGCATCTTCCGCCAAATGCGACACAACAGTGTTGCTTAAATTTGTCACATTAGTATTTGTAGTATCTAAAGCACTCTTATTTGCTTTCTCGACTATTTCCCCTGCACCATTTAAAACAGAGATTTCATTTGATATGTTCTCTACATCTTGTATTATTTTTGGTTTTGACAATTCAATATTCACCTCGTTTTCTATAAATGTTTAATAATCTATTATTAGTAGATATGCATTTTTATCCAGTTACCGTCCATCCCTTACCTGTAGCAATTGTTCTAGTACATGTCGCTGCTCCCGTAGAACCTGTAATATTTACAGTTTTGGATGTAACTGTTGGCAATGAAGTAAATATCGTATCTAGTTGCGCAGCAGTTAAAGCCGTATATTGCAGATCAAGTTGTGGGGCAGTAGCATCGCTAAATGTACTTGAAGCATGAAATATTAAGGTAGCTACTTTATTAAGTTTACCTGATGTACCTTTTAACCCCAATTTAGATACTTTAGCATTTGATAAATTAATAGAAGTAAGTTGCTCACAATAATCAAACATAGTGGTAGCTATTATAGATGATGAGTTTAATGCAAAATTTGTGGTTATTAATGAAGATAGATTGTAACAGCTATTAAACATAGATGAGGCATTTGTTACTGATACCATACTACTTATATCTATATTTAATAGATTGTAACAGCTATTAAACATAGATGAGGCATTTGTTACTGATACCATACTACTTATATCTATATTTAATAGATTGTAACAATTAGAAAACATAGATGATGTATCTATTACTGATACCATACTACTTATATTAACGCTTTGTAGATTACGGCAGTTAGAAAACATAGATGAGGCATTTGTTACTGATACCATACTACTTATATCTATATTTTGTAAAGAATAGCAGTTAGAAAACATAGATGATACAGTTATTACTGATACCATACTACTTATATCTATATTTTGTAGCTTATGGCAACTAAAAAACATATATGATGTAGTTGTTACTGATTCCATACTACTTATATTAACGCTTTGTAAAGAATAGCAGTTAAAAAACATATATGATGTAGTTAAACAAGACAATAGCAATTCTTTTACATTGAAACTTTCGAGTAACCCACAACTAACTATTGGTGATGTTGCTTTATAAAAAGCGTTTGCCAATGTAGTAATATTAATTGCATTAAAAACACAAGACAAAATGTGATGTGCTTGGTTTTGTGTTGCTAGTGAATGTGATGTAACAGCAAAAGAAGTTAAATTCCCACTTACGGGGCTAATAACTATCTTAAACGTAGTATATCCTCTGCTACAAACCTGACCAGCTCCTACCGTATAAGTATGTTGAGCTGTTGCTCCACTATCAAAATTCCCACTCGTTCCATCTCCCCAATCGATATGATACTGGCCTGAAGATGTAGTACAGATGAATGCATAAGTTGCCATTGTTGTATCTGCAACTAATAAGTTTATATTTCCATCAGCACAATTATCAATATTTATCCAATCTGATGGAGCAATCCAAGGCGCTACAGTAATCCCATCCATTAGACTGTTACTTAATAATTTATCACTTAATAACACTATTCATCAACCTCTACTCCCCATATACGATATTTCAGATCAGTTGCCACCTCTCCCTTAACATATATTTTCTCTGTAGCAAATAAAGGAGCATTTAAATCAGTTACAATCCTAGTGTCTTTTAAAGGAATTTGCTTATCACCACTTAATAAAGTTGTTCCAACTTTCAAATTACCATACTTATCTGCTACATTAGAATTATATATCCAAAATCCTTGAATATTAAAGATTCTGCCCGAAACAGGTGTATAATCTACTCCTCCATCTTGAATTGCAACTTCACTATCTGTCATTGAACCTTCAAATTTTTTATAAATATCTACTGCCATTATCGTCTAACCCCCATCTGTAATCGTTTCATTTTTTGTAAATAGTCACTCTGCTCTACCTTACTATTAATCTCATCCTGCAACCCTTGACTTAATTTAATCTTCTCAATGCTTAAATCATTCAATTGACTTCCAGATACTAAATCATCAACATCTACAATTTTCTTCAAAACAGCAAAATAAATTTTCTCTTCAGTATTTATACTCCATCCAGTCAGGTCAATACTAATTCCATCTACTCCTAAAGTGAAATTTTCATTCTCAAATAATTCTACTCCCATATAACTAACCATAAGAGAATCTGTCGCTTGTGAGTATGAAACGCCAATAGGAATATTTGTTACTCCATCGGTTAACGCTTGATATGTAGATTTAAGCGTAGTTGAATATACATTGCTATCCCAATTAGTTTTTTCTGTATCAGAAACTAAACGATGCGTAGAATCATCACTTAACTCAGATAAAGAAGTAGGAATAGCATTTTGTATCTCTGTCAATAATCCTGCTACCATAAATAATTGAACTTTATCTCCAATTATAAATTCCTTGGCAGTAGTTCCATCTTTCGCTCTTCCTATAGTAAATATATTTCCATTCTTTAATGTTACTTCTACAATCTCATTTGAAGTATTGCTCCCCAAGGTTATATAGAATGGAGTTGGAGGAAAATTATCTTCAGTTACAGTAATTGTTAAGTCAGAAACTCCTACTGCTGATGCTAGAACACTTTCTGAATTATTAGACACATTATGAAAACTCATATAATCACTTCCTTTTAATTTGATTAGAGGATGTTAGTGCTAAAATTTTTTATATTATTTTGCATATGTATCATTAAACTTAATAATCCTTCCAATAGTGGTATGTCCAACATTATACTCATTTGCTAGTTGTTCATAAGTATAATCACCACTTATATATTTTTCTCTTATTTCTATAATTTGCTCATTATTCAGTTTTATTGCTGATTTTGATATTTTATCTTTAGTTTCTTTTGAGTGATGTTTGCCATACATATAACTCTTATTACCCTTTAGTGCCAAACTTATATTTTGTTTGTGCTGCTCTGATTTTGGTTTGCCTTTACCCGATTCGGACATTTTACCTTTAGTTTCTTCAGATAATTTCTTTCCTTTATTTACTTTTGATAATTTTAATTTAGTTTCATCCAATAAATGCTTGCCATAATTATGATTTTTTTCTCCCCTTTTCGCATCACCAATTTTCTTCTTAGTCTCTTTAGATAATTTCTTTCCTTTATTTGCTAAACTTAATTTTTTACGAGTTTCTTCAGATTTTGGTTTGCCATACATATAGCATTTCTGACCTTTATTTGCTTCTGACATTTTCTTTCGAGTTTCTTCCGACATTTTTAATCCAGCATTAGTTCCTCCTCCAGAAGAGATATTATAATAGTCATTACTTTTAACTGCATCATGTTCTTTTATAAACATTATTTCTAATTTATTTAATTCTTCTTTTGAATATGCAATCGCAATAATTTCTCTACTAAAATTTTCTTTGCCATATTTCTTAATAGCACTTTTTAAATGTATTCCACTTCCTAAATAAGATTTCCATCTATTATCAAATATCTTCTGACCTATATATTTCTTGCCATTAATTATATTAGTGGTTATATACACGAAACCATAAAGATTAATTATTTCTATTTCATATGTATATTTTATTGTTTTACCCATATTCTAAAATCTCCTTCCAGTATTAGAGAATTAAATGGGGAAAGACACTATGTACTGGCATAGTGTCTTTTAATTACACTCATTAAATTTCGAACTCTAATAAGCAACCATTTTAACCTAATTTATTAATATTTATTGAACAATTATCTGCACAATCCCGACAATAACCTCTACATTTCGACTCGTGTCGTTACCACCTGTACCAAGTAAGGGGTTGATTGTCATTTTTATTCGCAAATTACCAGTAACTGTAGGTTCTAACAAAACTGAACATTCCTTTTTTACATTATCAAATTGTGCTGTCCCAGATGATAAAATAGTTCCTGAACTATTTACATACTCATATGTGGCAGATTGAAATTCGAAATTACTACCGTCACTAGAAAGAACAGATAACGAGCACGTTTTGCGTTCACCAATATTAAAAATTATATTAATCACCTCCAATAATTATATTGATATCATATTTATCATTTATTTCTCGAACTAAATAGTTACTATTAATTAAATTAATGCAATAATTATCATCTAATTCCTTAGTTGAATAATTCTCACTAAGATAATTAATCTTATATATTTTACTAGCAACTGGTTCTGGATTAAAAAGTCTCCTTAAAGTATCATAAACATTCGTAATAAAACTTGATACTTTACGTTTAGTGGATACTAAAACATCTACAATTACAATATTTTTACGTTTTGTATCGACATTAAAACTGTTTAAAACCGTTATTCTACGTTGGGTATTTATTGCAGAAGTGGTTGTCAAATAAATTTTACGATATGTGTTAGCATTAATAGAAGCTGAAATGGCTACTCTTCTTCTGGAATCTGAATTAAAACTATTTGATACTGCAACTCTGCGTTGAGTGTTTATGACTGAACTACTTACAATATATGTTCGTCTATTTATATCTGATTGAACATTAGAAGATACTACTACTTTCCTCTTAGAGTCAAATATTGATGATATAGAGTTTTTTACTCTCCTAATTACATTAAGATTTGATAGAGTGTCTAATACTGTTCTTCTTTTTACATCTGAATCAGTAGTAACATTTACCAAAACTTTCCTCATCAAATCTAAGTTAATATTTACATTGAATAAATTCTTTACAATCCTCAATGTGTCAACATTAAATATATCTGTTAATGTGACTTTTCTCTTTGTTTCATGGTTAGAGGAAATTGTATTTGCAACTTTACGTTGAGAATCAAAATTTAAACTTGGGTTAATGAGTATCTTTCTTTGAACATCACTATTTAGAGAAGGATTGATTATGATCTTACGGTTTATATCAATCTGTAAATTTGATGTATTTACAATTTTAAGTAATGTGTCACATTGAGATATAATTTGGTTGGTAATATTTAAGTTTGTATCAATATTTGATGTTTGAGTTATGTTTATGTTGCGTTGTATATCAGAAAAATTTGTTATTAAAGTTGAAAGATTTCTTGATGTGTCTGCATTAAATGAAACTGAATAAATTATCTTGCCTGAACTATTTAGTAAAAAACTGTTAAATTGAGGGGTGTTGAATATGGTTATCACATCCTTGTTTTAGGTGTAATGGGAAAGACACCTGTGTCGGCAGGTGTCTTTAATTACTCTTATAAATCTGACCTAAATCATAAGAACAATATTTATTTATTGATTAAACCGCCTCAATCTGTGCGGTTATTTGTAACTTTGTACTTATATCGTTGTTCGGAATTTCCGTATCGACAGCCTTCGATTTTACGTAAAGTGTATAATTGACAGGTGTAATTTGAGAAGTTATTGTCAAGGGATCGCCAAAAGCTTCCCATGTATTACCATCTAAACTTAATGCCCACTTATTTGCATTTGCTCCAGTGGGTGTAATTACGGTATTGACACCGCTGCTGGTTTGATACCCACTATCACATCTAATAGCTAATTTTAGAGGGTCTGAAATTTGGTTTTCCGTTGCATTGAGTGTGAAGCTAATTGGAACGCTGGCGGTTGTAATTGCAACACCACTCTCATGAGCATGCACCATTGCTGAAACAGTGTATACTCCAGTAATAGGATTATAAGCCGTAGGAGTAATTGTTTCCTGATTTCCACCTGTATCAATTACACTAGTGATTCCCACTTGCATTTTTGTTGGATCTGTCGCTATTAAACTTGTTGCACTAATTAATGTTGCTCCATTAAGCGTTGTGTTTCCCACCGATTCTGATACAAGCGTACCATCGGTAAGAGATACTGTGGGTGCTCCTTGATAAATGTGAATGTACAAATTATATTCCACCTTTCATTTACTAAAATTATTTATTATTTCTTTGAACACAACAAAAAAGAAAGAAGAATAAATCTTCCCTTAAAATCAAAACAAAATATACAATCCTATCCTAATTTATTTTATATTTACTTCCTATCGACCATCCTAAACATTCCTTGCTTTATAACCACCAACTTCTTCAAATTAAAATCCAAACTATATCCAACTTTATTATTCCTATCCATACAATAATTATAAACTTTTGTACCAAAACATTTTAAAACATTATCCTTAAACAACATTTCTTTTTCTATTACTAAATCTGCAAACATGTCTTTAAATTTATTCAAATTAAACTCATTTGCAGATTCATTTGTATCATTTAGATATGATTGAAATAAATTTTGAAGTGACTTAATCTGCAACCCTAACAATTCTAATCTATTACATACTTCTGTTGGAAAATCTATAAATATTTTTTGTTCAGGAGTAAGTTTGATTATTTCATCTAATAAATTTTTCGCTAATATTTTTTTCATTATTATACCCCTAACGACTGTATTTTGTCTATTGCTGATTTTATTCTTGCGCTATCACCAAGAAAAATTGAAATTCCAACAACAACTGTATAATATTTAAAACTATTAATAGAGCTTAATAATGCTTTATCAATAAAATCTGCCAAACTTTGCTTGTTATTATAGTTAATGTTTTTTGCCTCTAAGATTCCTAGCATTAATTCTCTTCTTTCTTCTAATATAGTTAAAGTATTTATTATTTTTATAACTATTTCATTATTACTTATATTAGAAGATTCAATTATCCTATCAATATTTTCATAAATAAGGGTATTAAATTCTACATGTGTTTGAGTTATCGTGTTTAAATTATTTATTTCTGTTTCAATAGTAGAATCATTTATTTTTACTTTGGCACTAAGTGACAATAGAGACGTTAGAATAATTATTTCTTCATTTGTCATATATTTTACACTCCTTTTAACCTAATATTATTATTCTTTTACAAGCAGGACACTCTGCTACCATATCTTTATTCCATATTAAACGATCTCTGCAAATATAGCATGACCAAGTACCTCCTTTATCATCGCCAAAAATACCTAACCCATAAACAGTATCCCGTTTAAGCATTGATAATAATTCTGGAGTATTATATAATTTTCCTAATAGATTTGCTTCGAGAATTTCTCTCACTGTATTAATATTGCCTATATTGTATTCTTTCATTAAATAAACACTCCTTTAGTTTAGTTTAAATTTTCAACCATTAATGTTTGAATATAAGTAATTGTATCAGTAATGTCGCTCGTTAAAATTATATCTCCTACAGAAACAGTATGGTTTATAGAAGGATTAAATAGGTGTTCATCATCAAATATTTTTTGAAGATGTTCTTTATATATTACCCCACCACTTGTTGGTTCCACTGTATATGTATCCAACGTTGGTAATTCCATACTTCTTCTTGAAAATTCATTTCGTAAAGCATTCTTAAGTTCTGGAAAATCAGTTGGTAATATACGCCCTTTATTCCTAATATTTAATCCTAAATCCGCAATAGTTTGAGATGAACTACTTGAAGTACATGCATTATCACATTCTCCAGTGCAAGTTCCAGTACAGGTAGCACCACATCCACCACAGCTATTGGTGCAAGTTCCAGTACACAATCCAGTACATGTTCCCATACACCCTGTACAAACATTAGTACAACCACCAGTACAGTTTCCACCACATGATATAGTACACGTCCCCGTACAACCAGTACAAACATTGGTGCAAGCATTTGTACAACCTGTACAAGTTGCTGTGCAAGTACCTGTACAATAATTAGTACAACCATCTCCGCAAGCTCCTGTACATGCTCCTGTGCAAGTACCAGTGCAAGTATCAGTACAACTAGTGCAACCTCCTATACAACTAGTACAACCAATACAACTACCAGTACAACTAGTGCAATCTCCCGTACATGCAATTCCACAACCAGAACATGAATCGGTACACGTTCCTGTACATCCTGTTACACAACTAGTACAAACGTCTGTGCAACTAGTAGTGCAAGCATCTGTGCAAATATTGGTACAAGTGCCAGTACAATCATAGGTGCAAGTACCAGTACAATTAGCACCACATTCTACAGAACAAGTTCCAGTACAACTTGTACATGCTCCAAAACACCCCTCCCCACAACCACCCGTACAAGTTCCATCGCATGCACCACAACTACCTGTACAAGTTCTATCACAAGTGCCAGTACAACTCGTGTAACAACCTCCTGTACAATCTCCTGTACAAGACATATTTAATCACCATCCAATCTTTAAGTATTTATTTTTCTATTTAAGCCAATAAGATTTTTTATCGTATCATTTGATATATTTAAAGGGAAATTTCTATTAAGTCCAAGTTTATCATAAAGTTTTGACCAATACGCATTATTAGCTAATACCCTTGCGTGATGCATATCACAAATAAATGTTGCCCTATGATTTGGATCACCGAATTTATCATAATTATATCCAGTACATAAAGCACACCCACTTGCAATCTGACAATTATTGCATTTATCTGTTGATTGTGTTGACATTGTTACTTGAACTAATTGATTTAACCATTCATTTTCACCCTTTGCATCCAATCCCTTATAAATATCCCCAATTGATTTTTCTTCTCTGTTAGGAGTTGACAGCGAATATTTCATAAATCTAATGCAAGGGAAACATCTTCCATCTGGAGCAATTGCCAACATTGAACCGTTCCCACCACAATAGTTTCTATCTTCCGTCAATGGTTTACCAATTGTTTCATCGAATAGTGATATAAAATTATTTTTATATAACTCATTATCTATTACATAATCAGCTAATTTAATCATTTGTTCATATAGTATTTTTGCATGTTTTTTCTTCCATCCTTCTTCAAATACGCAATTTGCAAATATAATCTTTATTCCCATATTCCAAAGATTTAAAGCAGCATCAAAAAGATAATGAACGTTATCAGGAGATAAGGTTAATTTAGTTCCAGGGTTATTATCCATTTCTAACCATTTTTTAACTGATTTAACTACAATATCATAACTTCCTGATCCATCTGGAAACACTCTACAAGAATCATGTAACTCCTTATTTCCATCTATAGTTATTCCAATACTTACTTTCCCTTGATTTCTTTTCAGAAATTGCTCAACTTTTGGAGTGTTAAAAAGAATTCCATTAGAAGTAAAACTAATCATATAATTTGTTGCCCAAGGGCTATCAACCTCAAATGCCTTGAATTTAAAATATTCTACGATATAATCCATTAAATCTATTTCTAATAATGGTTCCCCACCAATAAATTCAAGAATTACAGCAGGACTCTTCTCTTCGGTAAAATATCCATTTACTTTTTCTTTATTAAAGAGAAAATCTACAGCATCTTTAGCAATTTCTTTTGTCATTGTTGCATTTGATTTGTGGGTCTCGTAGCAATATTTACAATTGAGATTGCAACGTTCAGTAACAACAAAAGTAATATTCTTTACTTTCAAATCGGGATCAATTGTACATCCTTCTAATGGTTTTTCTTTGTCACTCATCACCAATTTACTAAAATAATCTTGCCATTGTTCATTATCTGCTGAAGTTAAATACAATCCATTTTTAGGTTCCAATTTATTAAACCACCTTTTATTTATTTTGTTGCATTATAAAGTGGGAAAGAAGAAATTATTCCTTCCCATTTTAAACTACTAAGAAATCATAATTAACATCCAAATTCTATTTACATCCTGACCACTGTAATTTTCCAATGCTTTGCCTATTACTGTTCCAGAAATGTATTTAGTTGATGCCATAGCAATACCACAAGTTTCAGATGCTACAAGCAAATCTCCAATTTTTACTTCACCAGCAACTTTAACCCTAACCCTTCCAGCCACCCCGACCGGAGCGAATTTTATAGTATCATCTTCACTTCCTTCTCCTCCAATACATTGAGCAAAATCGTCAGAATAGACTCCTACAACTAAATTATCATAAGCATATCTAGATTTTATATATCCTTTGCCATTGGGATTTTTGCATATAACATCTCCTACTTCTATTTCTTCATCTTTTAAAAAATATTCAGCATAATCATTATAAAAAGCATTGAATGTTTTAGTTGGATAAAAATATCCTGAATAATTTAATCTAGTAGTTCCTGATGGTGCGATTGTTGTTTTATCAAACTTGCCATTTGTACTAGATGCTGAATATTGAACAAATAAATTCAATAATGCTTCTTTTTCAGCATAATATGTTTGAAATTTTGCCAAGAAAACTGTTCTATCTATGTTACTTGTAATTGTTAAATTTGATAACAATGGTTCTATATATGTTCTTAAAGCATAATGTGCATTGGTATATGCTGTATGATCAGATACACCATAATTGGAGGTACTAGAAATAATCCCATTATATTCATCATAAATAACAGTCCATTCCCTTTTTACAACTTTCTTTTCTGTCGCTGTGAGCTTTGAATCATCTGCCATTTCGGTCAATAATTCCATAGCTTGAGTGTCTAATATTTTTGCCCAAGTGTAAGAAGCAACAGAAGTTGAGTCTGCCAAATAGAAATCTGTATATGTTCCTATATAAGCACCAGGCGTTTCACCTGAATTTGAAGTAAAAGTTAATCCACCATCGTCAGAATACTTAACATGGAAATAAGGCGTCAAACCATTTGATCCTGGAGTTCCTGGAGTTCCATCTGTACCTGTTATTTTGTTCCAAACATACATTGAAGGATTCGAAGAAGCAGTTGGACTAGAATCTGAATAAGTTCCCAAATATGTTCCAGATGCAAAGTTAAAACCTACTGTTCCATCAGAATCATATGCAAAAGCAATATGAAGATATGAAGCTTTTGTATCAGCATATGTTTTCGCAGAAGATGCAATGAACTGTAATAATTCACCTCTTGCACTGTAATAATCATTAAACTTATCATCAAATTCATCTCTAGTAATATTTGTAGTTTTTGTTAAATCACCTAAAATTGGTGTAGGATTACTAATATTGTTAGGAAGAATAGTTACAAAAAGATAAGTATATACTGCATTATAAGCATTACCATATATTGTGTAATATGTTGACATCGTCGATGATGGATATAATAATACTTGTGCATCTAAATTAATTTTTTCTAAAACAATTGCATCCCATATTGGTTTTAATTTTATTTTTTCACTTTTTGTTATTTTACCTCCATCAGAAATATCTTCTAATTCTTCTAATATACTTGTAGCATCTAATTGTGCTTTATTTGCTATTGCTTTTGTTATATTTGCAACAACATTGTCCGTATACTCTGAAGAATCAATCCAATCAGAAGAAAGATAACTTCCCTCCAATCTTTCAACTATACAAATTTTCAACTCTCCTGTTGATTGTTGTCGCCATAAATCTTCAAAACTATATGGTGGCTGAGGTGTTGAGATAAAAATTCTGCGATTTGTATCTAACGACCCATATTCTTTTGAAGCATCAGACAATGCTTTAATTACATCTGTATTGGTTATCAAAACCCATTGATAGTCTGAAACAACATAAGAGAATCTATAAGAATTTTTAGAAGATACATCGTAAAATAAATCACCCAAATGGTAATTTTTAATAGTATTTGAACTCCAATTTATACTAGGTATATTTATTAACGATGGAGCATAGTTGTAGAAGTAACATTCAACTTTCAATCCATCTATATCACCTTGACTTTGAAAACTGGTACTATCTGCTGTATAAAGAACATTTACAAAATTTATTAAACTACTTGAAATTATGGAATTAGAATTATCTGCTTGTACTGTAGATATTTTATTAAGAAGAAGTGATTTTGTACTTTGTACATTTTCAAAACATGTTTTAACTTGACCTTTTTCTTCTGCTGTTACAGGTAGTGGATATAAGCTACTATCTTTGTCTATCCATGTGTTAAGTATGTTAGTTAAAGCAGTTAAGGCATTTTGATAATCTGTCTTTTCAGTTTCTCCTGTTTTATCTAATCCTAAAGTTGTTGCAAGTGTAATTAAAGGAGTAGATTCTGCAATTACTGATGCTAAATCTGATGCTAAATCTTGAGATTCCTTTATGGTTATTGAACTATCACTAAAAGCATTATTAATCTCTGCTCCTAATCCAATTATTGATTCAGCTAATCCAGATATTGCATCTCCAATATAATTACGTGCAACTCCCATAATCGCCTTAAGCAATGTAATTTTAGCATCATAATAAGAATTAAAATTATTTATAAACGTAGCACTAACAATTGTTGAGCTTGATGTAATAACTGATAATATAGGAGAAATATAAGCACTAAAATTAGAATAGGCAGTTTCATAAATTCCTAATGCAGAAACTACATCTGGATAATCAATTGTATTATAATAACTTGCTTGTAGTTCAATATTAGATTTTTCACTTACAATTGTATCCCAATATTTTTTAACAACTTTTTTTTCTGTGGAAGTTACTGTTGTGTTTAATGCAACTTTATTGATATCTACCATTGCTACTATTTTATCTGATTCTGCTGTTTGTACTGCTAATATTGCTTCTGCTGAGATTACAGAAGTTCCAATAGCAATTCCTTGAGGAGTTCCATCTACTATTTTTGTGGAAATATCTGCATATGGTGCATGACTTCCACTATCACAAAATACTTCTAATGCTGAACCTTTAAATAATCCTGGAATTCCAATTAAGGCAAACGGGAATTTGCCTGTTCCTGTATCTGTTCCCGTGCCACCAATTTTAATCATTGCATTTAATAAATTAGCATTCCATCCAATTGAATTATAAGAAGTCAAAGCAACAATCACTGTATCATCTAGTGTATTTAATTTTGTTGCTAAATCTAATCTTGCTTGATCGTCTGCATATGTATCATACAATTGAGTAAAAATCACCGACAAATCTTCTCTACTAATAACTGTTAACATTAATCCTCTACCAGATACTCCACTAGCACTAATTGATTTTTTGTTAAGTTTTAAATAACGAACAGAATTATGATTTGCCCCAGTACCTCTTATAGAAATTTCTCCATCTATAGAGTATTCAGGAGTTTTTAGAGTAATTGCATTATTTAAAGCCAATTTCGTACTCATTACCAATTTAAACTTATTAAGTAGTAGCTTTTTCTCTAATGTTTTCATTTTTTTGGGATAACTTATTAACGACAATCCAACCCATTTATTCAATTCTACTTGTAATCCATCAACGCCACATGACACCACTGTTCCAGTCAAAGAATTTTGATAATTATCTATCAATGTAGTAGAAACTGACATACTGTTTGCAATATCAATTACATCATCGCTTTCATCTAATATGTTATTAAATGATAAACCCAACGAAACGGATTCGTCATAAGTAATTAAACCACCTTTTGCAAATGTCTCAATATCAGTCTGCATTGAAACGATAGCAACATTTGCTTCAAATATTTGTTCATCAACATAGGTTAGCTCATTTTCTTCTCTAATTTGTAGAATTATAGAATTTAATATTTCTTTAGTGGATTCTACTTTCTTTAAATTGTTATTTATCGTCCTACCCTTACTGGCGGATATTTTAATTGGATATTGTGAAGATAATTGATCCAACCAATCATCTATTGAATTAAGAGCAGTAGAAATTGCAGATTCATAATCACTTTCTGCATCATTTAAGTCACCATTATCCTCGATTATTTCTTTTAATGTGTTTGCAATTGCAACAATATCATCAGATTCAGTTTGGACAGCAGTAAATAAAGGGTCTAATATATTAGATTCTGCCTCCGTAATACTTCCTTTTTTAATGTAAATATTAACTTGAGTTTGAAAATCACTTAATGCTGTATTTAATTCTGCCACCTGTGTTTCAACATAATTTTTTGCATCATTTAAACGAGCGTTTCCAATTGCATTGATTAAAATTGATTTTGTATTTTCAACCGTTTTAAATAAATTACTAATGGTAATTCTTTCATCTTCAGGACTACTATCACTAATAATTTGGATAGGATAATTTGGTTGGTCAATCCAATCACTTCTTAACTCTGCTTCTAAAGCATCTAAAGCATTATTGTAGTTATCTGCTTCTGTTGTAATTTCAAGATCATATGCAATATTTAAAATATCTTCCGATTCTGCTATTGCTTGTTCTAATGTTAATTTTAAAGCATTTGCTTCATCTTTTGTGATAAATCCATCTGCACCAAATCTATTGATATCAATACTTAAATTTAACAAAGATCCTGTCATCTCTTGAATTTGTAAATCAATATATTCTGTAGCATTATCTTGAGATTTATCCCATTTCATTTTATTGATATCGATTACATCTACCACAGAGGTTGTTTTATAAATTACATCAGCAAGTTTGGAGTTTTTGCTTTTTACATTAGAAATTGTTAATTGTATTTCAGCACTTTCGAAGTCAAAATTTACTTCAATTATTCTAGCCGTTATATCTATTCCTAATTGTTCATGCTTAATAGATATTGAATCACCTAAATTAATTTTATCCCAATTAGATTGTTCGCTTATTATTTCAAGAAAGTTTACTATGTTAATTTGGATTACAGTTTCTGGATATTTCCTTTTCTCCATTTCGTCTAATCCATAAATATACAGCTCTTCTGCACTTATAAGCGAATCATTTGTCCAGTCTTTTTCATAAATATATGGAATTAATTCTGCTAATAATTCAGGAGTAAAATATGTTTCATAAGACATATCAGTTGCAATTTGTTTGATACTAGCATTTATAACATCAATTTCTGCTTGTTTTGCATCAATTAATAACTGTAAGGCATCAATTTCTACTTGTTTTGCTATTTTTTGATCAGTATAAGTTGTTTTCTTCGACCCACTAGCAGTTACAAGATTATCATCAATAATTTTCATTTCATCGATTAATATTGTCATTGCGTTTGTTAATGCTGTCATTTCAGTTTGCTTTGTTGTTAAAGTTGCTAACAAGGTAGGAAAATCATCTTTATGTTGAGTTAATAATATTTGATAATCTAAAATCTTATGACATAAATTATCCGACATATAATCTGAATGGGCAATTACTTCTCTAGTTTCTTCATTCCTTTGAAAAGGGAAAAGAAAGTTGCTATAATTTTCTATATAAGATTGACCAGTTGGGTTTATCCCATTGATTGTTAATCCGTCTTTGCCATATAATTTTAATCTAGTACAAAATAATTCACTATCTATATTTTGCACAATGGTTCTAAGATATCTTTTATTTGAAATTTGCAACCCTTTATTTATCCCAATGTTATCAAGAGTAGAAAAGTTTACTTTTCTAGTATTAGAATCAAATTTTGCAATCAGATTAAATTTTTCAGCAATTTCAAGAATGAAATCAAGTTTTGTTTTAACACTTACTTCAAATGAACGATATACAGAATCTAGTTCAATGGGATAATCACCCAGAAGCCAACCAGTTTCTTTGAGAATTCCTTCATAATTTGTAGTCGTAGTAGTTGATATTCCATCTGTTATGACGGTTGTATCTCTAGAAAATCCATCTACGCTCATAATTTCTGATAATTTTACAGAATTAATTGTATATTTTCTAATTGATTTATTTTTTAATTCATATTCAAGAGAGTAACAATTAATTTGTAAGAAATCTGTATTATCATCTGAATTTGGAGCAGGGTTATCTATAACAAAAAAAGCAGTATATTCTCCTAAAATTAACTTTATGAGGAATCTATTTTTAACTTGATCGCAATGAATATTATGTTGAAGTTCATGGTTAATATCTAATTGATAAGGTAAATCAAAAGTTAATTCATTCATTGTTGTTAAGTTTAGTTTCAGGTTTGCTGAATAATGTTCTTTTAAAGATGCTATAATTGTTTTATCTGGTTTGCAAAGATATAATTTAGGGCGTTGAGGGGCTTTGGATAGGTCTATATCTAAAAACATTTTTATATTTCTCCTTTCATGAAGTGTGAATTATACATGTATTATTAAAGCATTTTAAATTGATACTTAAATTGAATTTTCATATTTCCAAAGCATTGAAGAGAATTTACCCCTCTGAGCATATTCAAGAATACTCCATTATGATTGTCATATCTGTAGGTTAATGGAATAGACGTAGTGATTTGTTCATTTTCACTATCAATATTTAAATCCTCATTTGCTGTAAGAGATGTTAACGAGAATATTTTTCCTCCGTTAGAATTATTAACTATTGATATATCTCCATCTCCTATTTTTTGAAGCGAAAGTATTGGTTGACAATCAACATCTCCATTATTTATAAAGGTTAGATTTGTACCGAGAGTTAGATTTGAAGATAAATCGTAGATAGGCGATGTATAAATGGGAGAATAAATATATTCATCTTTACATCTCATTTGAATAGTTATATATCCCTGAAAATTCCCTGTATGTATTAGTGTAGAACTACTTTCTAAAATACAGTAAAATATCTTATCAGGTATTGATTCAAAAACCAGTGGGCAATAACTTTCTTGTGAGAGCCATCTTTTCAAGGAGCGAAGTTTATCTTCATCAAATGAATCTGAGAACGCTATGGTCAAATTTAGTGTTCTAGGATTTGATTTTACTTCAACAAAATAAGGAGATGATTTTCGAGTTGTAATTTCTTTAATTTCTCTATCACTAATAAAATTTTCTTGATATAATCCCGTATCTACTGTACAATTAATCACTCCGAAGTCAATTGATGATTGATTATTATATGTAAATACAAGGGATTCTGATATTGGCATTAATTTTCGCCTCCTATTAATTTTCTATATAAGAAGAATCCACAGTGAATGTGGATTCTTCTTAAAATATATGATATAATATTATTGCATGAATTTAAATTCTTTATCCGACTTGTTGCTCTAACAACAGGTCTTTCTTTTTGTCTAAAACCTTTCTAATAAAATCCAATGCCTTATTTGTACACAGTGTTGTACAGATACTCTCTAATCCATTGCTAGTCCTCATAGGAGTTATCTTGACTTTGAATAAATTTGCTTTAATATACTGAGAGTAAGGATGATTTTTATTAAAATTTCCATCTGATAAAATCTTTTCCTCTCTCAATACTTTCATTAAGGAATTCCTACCACACCCTAATGTATCAGCTACTTGCTTGAAATTCAGTAAAGAATCTGAGTTCATAAAATCGTCATACATTTGTACTTTTGGTTTCTGATCCTCTAATTGTTTAGATAAATCAGATGCTAATTGAAGTGCCTCAGATAATGTTTTGGGAACATTGAATTTTAGTTCAATATTACCTAACCTTATTCCCTCTAATAAATCATATACCCAATCATAAAAATCATTGGCCTTTGGTTGTTTACTAAATCTACAAACTTCATAAACTCCTTTTGCGCTGTATAAATAAGTTTCTTGCTTTCCACTAGAAGGGGTATCAATCTGTACCCTCTTCGAAAACTTATCTAATCTTTCTTTATTCCTACTGTGAATGGTTTTAATTGAGTCTCTTGGATTGCCATATTCAAGAGATTTTCCAATTTGCTCTCTTGTCATCCAAACTTCACCATTTTCGTCTTTCCATAAGTCACATTCAACGCCGTTAAAATTCTCTTTCCTAAATAATACTAAATTATTCATCAAATTGCCCATCCTTATATCCTAAAATCTTGTAATATAAGCATGAGTCACAAATTGGAATATCTAGTTTTTCATCTTCAAACTTTGAACCATAGTTTCCTCTTCCTTGAATCGACCATTTTGTTTCATATGGCAAGTCAATAATATTATGGCATAAGCGGCATTTAGTAGGATTTTCACTAATACATAAATCAATTTTCCCATTAATCAATTCAATGCTCACAACAGAACCATAGATGTCTTTTCCTTCAGTTAGCATAATCTCGGTAATTTGGTCTTTATCGA